AGTTCTGGGCGGAGTGTCAGGGCGACCCGCTGGAGGCCAGTAGCGGCCAGTACAACTTGACCGTCGAAGCCGTGTGCGCCCACGCCGTTGCTGGCCGTCCGCGCTTGACGTTGCCCGATGCTTGCCACACGTTCACGGGCCTGATTGACATCAACAAGAGCAAGGGTGGTCTCCACTGGTGCGTTGCCGGGTTCGATCAATCCATGACCGCGCACATCCCGTCGTATGGCCACTATCCCGATCACGGGGAGTTATGGCCCAAGAACGCCAACGAGCAGTTCATCCAGCAGAGTATCTATGCGGGGCTGAAGGCCGTATGCGACCGGATAGCTGCAACGGGCTTCATCCTGCGCACACAACGGGCCCAGCCCGACCTGATTCTGATTGACGCCGGGTTCAAACCCGATCCGGTCCATCGGTTCGCGGCATGGGCAAAGGCGTCCGGGGTATACCGCTTCATGGTCTTACCGTCCATCGGGCGTGCGGCGCACAGGTATAGCTACCGAAAAGATACGCTTATCGGCAGGCCTTTCGAGGGTTGTCATATTCAGCGCAATCAAAACGATCCAAATAAATTTTACCTCATGTTCAATTCCGACTTCTGGCGCGAAACTTCGCAAAGGGCATTCCTGTCCGATCCAGGATCTCCCGGGGGATGCACGTTATACGCCGCCGGCCAGCCACGGGAACATCACGAGTTCGCCGCGCAGGTAGTCGCAGAAAAGATTTTTAATAAATACGACACCCCGCAGGGAACGCGTTGGGAATGGCATCATGCCCCCGGGGCGCAATGGGACCTGGGTGACGCGCTGACCGGATGCTGGGTGGGCGCGGCGGCCAAGGGGTTGTCGGCGAGTGGGACGCCGATACAAGAAAAAGTTCCAAAAAAAGCCCATGTCGTCATAAGGAGGCCGAGCCGATGAATAATTACAACACCCGCGATCCGCGCCACGTAACCCGCGATCCTGTTCCGCGCAATGCTGGTCTCTCCCGCGAGTTTGTCGTCGAGTCCATCCTGCATATCCTGGATACGGCGGCGGCGGCGAAGGGCTGGGGGAGCGTGACGGTGCAATTTCAGGCGGGTGTGTTCAAAACGATCCGGGAAGAAAAAACGATAACGGAGGAAGAATAAAATGGAATTTATGCCAAAAAATGCTTTGCCACCACCACCGCCGCTACCGTGGCGAAAATCGAAAGACCCCGACATCGGTAATTGTCCATGCTGTAAAGCAAATACGGTTTTCGCAAAACCGAATTGCATCCAGACGCGTGATGGAAGTGCGGAATTAGCCCAATTCATTCTTCAGTGGAAATGCGATGTATGCGGATGTGAATGGGTGCATGGGCAGTTTATGGCAGATGCAAAGAAAAAATCGCATCCCTTTATTAGCATCTGTGAAGGTGGAAAAATAACAATAGATGGACATGGATATAAAATATTAAGCGTGACGGAATCTACCGATCAACCGGAAGGAAGATACACCATCGAAATACAAGCAGAATAATTTTTAACCGTCCGAATCTAAGCGATAGGGCATCTCGGCGCAACGCCGGGGTGCCCTTTTTTATTGCCATGGAAAAAACTATCAATCTGAAAAACGACCAAGTGTTTCGCCACGCCGTCAAGCTGAATCTCAATCGCAATATGGCAACCGATAAATTTCAGCGGGCAGAGAGCGCGCGGGAATCGCTTTGCGATCTTGTCATTCAGCATAAACTTGACGCAGTTGATTTGCAAATCATCGAAGCGCGGAATTGCTCGCCGATGCCGACGCTGGAGGAAGTCGGTCAAATAGTCGGAATAACCAAGCAGGCTGTTTGCAAACGGGTTGACAGGTTTCAGCGTTTATTTGCAGGGGTTTAGCGTGTTTTTTGCGCCCCTTGGTTGACAGAACTCGCCTATAGGTGAAAGGGGGCACGATGCAACCAAGAATCATACACCCTAACCTAAAAGCGCATTTCGTTGCCCCCGCATTTTAAGGATCACCATGCTAAACGCCGGATTCCTTCCCAGCCGAATTGTTGCCGGTGAATCAATCTGGCTTGCCGCCGCTAACTCCGCGCAGGATGGTGAAGATTTAATTTTCACCGATTACACCCCTGCCGGCGGCTATACGCTTGCCTATCAATTCTCCGCTGCCACCCCGATTTCCGTTGCCGGCACTGCCAATGGCGCGGATACCGGATGGACGCTGACGGTTACTGGTGCGCAAACCCTTCTTTGGCGGCCTGGCGTCATACGATTTGCGGGACTTGTCACGCATACCGCGTCGGCCCGCATATTCGCCGTTGACGAAGGAGCGATTGCCCTCGCGGCGTCCCCGATGGCAACGTCAGAATATGCCCCCGTCCTGTCCGCAATCGAAGCGGCGATCCTCAATTATGCCACGAATCCCCGCAGCAGTTTCAGTGTAGACGGCATGGCGATCAGTTACGGAAGCCTGAAAGAGCTCTTGGATTTACGGGCGGTCTACAAGGCCGAAGTTGCGCGTCAAATCGGCAAACGAATCAAGCGCGTTATCCGAACGAGGTTTACATGATGTGGCCGTTTCAAAAACGCACGTCCAGTGCTTCCGCTCCAAAGCGGGCGATTGCCGTCCGAAGTTTTGAGGCGGCGAGGGTTGACCGTCTGCTATCCGGCTGGCGGTGGGACGGAGGTTTTTCGCCCGCCGAAATCAGCGGCGGCCTTGCGACAATCCGTAGTCGCTCCCGCGAGATGGCAAAGAATAGCCCGCACTTCAAACGCTGGTTGCAGCTCATGGCCATCAACATCGTAGGAGAGGGGTTCTCATTAAAATCCACGCCGCACGATGGCGCACCCGGAGGCAAGGATTATCGGCTCGATGAAGCAGCGGCCAAGTTTATCGAATGGCATTACTGGCGATGGTGTATGACGCGGGAATGGTGCGACCTGTCGGGCCGCATGACGATGCCGGAAATGGATCGGCTGAATGTCAAGACGTGGAAGCGTGACGGCGAGTATTTCGTCCTGATCGAAGACGCTCCGATGCCGAATCCGTACGGGATTTCATTGCGCACGATGCGCCCGGACGCTTGCGACGAACTTTACAACGCCGACAAATTGCCCAACGGAAATATTGTACGGTGCGGTGTCGAAATGGAGCCGGCGACATATCGCCCCGTGGCGTACTACATGCACACGAAGCCGGAAAGCGCATACGTCATTTCCCGTAGCGGCCCGCTTATTCGTATCCCAGCCAACCGCGTGATTCATGGATTCACGAAAAACGACGAAGCGCAACCACGCGGCATACCCGAGGCGCACGCATCTTTGGTGAAACTGAAAATGCTGGATGAATATGACCGCGCCGAATTGACGGCGGCGCGGGATGAAGCATGTAGCGTCCGGACCTACTACGCGCCCAAGGGCGACGATGAGGAAATCGCGGATTTAACCAGCGAAGAAAATAGCGACGCGGCCGGCGCGTTGACCGCCGAAAAGGAACCCGGCCAGAGTGAAGTTCTACCGATTGGCTGGCGGCAGGAAATCCACACTCCATCACACCCAAACCGCGAGCTTACGGCGTTCAAAGCCTCCATGCTCAAGGATGTGGCTAGCGGATTCAATGTCGAGTACAGCAACTTTGCAAACGATTGGGCGGGCGTTTCGTTTTCTTCCGTGCGCGTTGGCACTATCAGCGAGCGCGACATGTATATCTCCGATCAGAACGACTACATCGCCCAAAACAAAGGGCCGGTGTTTCTCGCATGGTTGCGTTCCTTCCTGACCTACTCCATCAGCGGAGGGCTTCCATTGTCGAAGTTTGAGAAATTTTCCGAGCATGAACACCGTGGCCGCCGCTGGATGTGGGTTGACCCGATGAAGGATATGAACGCGGCCAAGATGGCCGTCGAAAACGGATGGAAAACAAATTCGCAAGTCGCTTCCGACATGGGAACGGATTTTGAAGACAACGTGGAACAGATCAAGCGTGAAGCGGGATTGAACCTTCCCGCTCCTCGTTCAACCGCCGCGCAAAGTGCACCAACCAAGGAAAACGACGATGAAGGCGACGACAAAAAATAACCCTAAACCCGAACAACGCAAAGACGACGACCTGTCAATCCGCGCCGCAAGCATCGAATTAATCCGCGCCGAAGGCGATAAGCCCGCCGCCGTTCGCATGAGTGTTTCAAGCGAAGCCCCCGTGCTGACCTATGTCGAATTTAACGAACGCTGGCAGCGAGTCTACGAGGTCTTGGATCACGGAGAAAACAGCGTGGATGTATCCCGGTGTAAGGACGGGCTTGTGATTTTGGATCGGCACTATGGCGATCAGGTGGGATTGATGCCGGTGGAAATCAAGGACAGAAAACTTTCAGGGAGTGTTGAATTTTGCGTGGGTGCTCGAGCCCAGGAAATAAAGGCAGACGCGGCCAAAGGATTGCGGCGCAACGTCTCGGTTGGCTACCGAGTCAACGCCAGCAGTTATCGTCTCGAGGGAGAAAAGGACGGAATCCCGGTGGTGCGGGCTATGTCCTGGATGCCTTACGAGGCGAGTTTTGAGCCGGTGCCGGCCGATATCGCCGTGGGTGTTGGACGTTCGGAAAACAACGCGGCGGAAAATGCCGCAAACAAAGGGACAAAAATCATGAAAGAAGAAGTGAAATTGGATGCCGATGCGGTGGTTGAAATTTACCGGCTGGCCCGTGCGTTCGACGTGACGCCCGGCGAAGCGGATGAGCACATCAGGAGCGGTAAGTCCGTCGAGGATTTCCGCGCCGTGGCCCTCAAAAAAGCCGAAACGGACAAAACGGAGATGACCCGCAAGCTGTCCGAGGCGCAGACCCGCAAGCTGGAACCGCCCGCCAAGGTTGATCCCGCCGTTGTTTTGGATTCCAAGGAACGGGCCCAGGTCGCAAAACGGTTTAGCGTGTTCAAGGTTTTGCGTTCTCTGGCCGGAATCGGCAAAGAGGACATCAGCTTTGAGCGCGAAGTCAGCGACGAAATTGCCAAGCGCAGCGGTCGCAGCGCGCAGGGCATTATCATCCCGCATTGCGCCCCCATCGGTATGCGCGGAGATCCCTTCTTGAAGGGAAGCAACGGCAGCAACTTCGTTTCCACGGATTTGCTGGTCGGCCAGTTCATTGATGTGCTTCGCACCAAAATGGTATTGGCGCAAGCTGGTGTCACCACGCTTTCTGGTCTTGTCGGTGATGTGGCGATCCCCAAGGGCGGCGCGATTACCGGCGGGTGGGTTGATGGAGAAAACGGAGCCGGTACGGAAGGCAAGCCGACCGTGACGCAGGTCACCGGCACGCCGAAAACCGCGAGCGGGTGGACCGACATCTCCCGGCGCTTGCTGCTGCAGAGCGGCATTGACGTGGAAATGTTTGTGCAGAATGAACTGATCCAGACGCTGGCCCGTCTGATCGAAGTCGCGGCCCTGCATGGTACGAATGCGAACGGCCAGCCGAAAGGATTGGTTTCACAGGCTGGGGTTAATAACCCGACCGTGACCGCCGATGCCCCGACCCGCGCACAGATGATCTCGTTTTTGACGGACATCATGAGCGATAACGCGGACATGAACGGACAGTCCTGGATCATGCGGGCTAATGGTATGGGGTTGCTGGCGAACATCGTTAATGGTTCGGTGACGATCCGCAATGAGGACGATAGCGATAACGTCGGCGGCGGCCCTCTGCCCGGCTTCCTGCTCGACCTGGCCACCAAGACCATGCTCGGCTACCCGGTGCACGTGACGCAAAACGTCGCGGATAAACACATCTTCTTCGGCGCGTGGAACCAGCTGGTTCTCGGCCTGTGGAGCGGTGTTGACCTGACGATTGATCCGTACACCAACAGCACGAGCGGCGCGGTGCGGATCGTGGCATTGCAGGATTGCGATGTCATTTGCCGCCATGGCCAGGCGTTCGCTTACAACGCCACGCTGAATAGCTAATCAGACAAACAGCAACGCGGGCTGGTCGTAATCCGGCCAGCCCGCAAGCCATCACCCAAAAAAAGGAATGACGAAATGAAAAGAATGATTATCGCGGTGGCGGTGCTGGCGTGTTTTGCGCTGTCCGCTCGTGCCGCGTTGGATACGTATGCGCTAACCCAGCATGTCCAAGTGCTGGATGTGTCCGCCACGGTTGTCGCCAACAGCAATTTGTTGCAGACCATAACCGGATTGGCTGTTGACACGATTAACTGCAAGGGAAATGGGACGATAGTGGTTTCCATCGGTAAACCGTTGCAAAATGCAACGAACTTTATTGGCATCGCCACTATCCAAAGCGCCGCGGCAAGTACCGGAACATGGGCGGCGGTGACGAACATGACGGTTACGCATTCCGGTTGCGTAACCGGTGCGGTAACTCGTTTGCCTTACGAATTTGGCAAAGGAAATCGCTATATCCGCGCCGTCTTCACAACCACGAATGATGCTGCCGGCGTCTGCGTGACGCTCAATTCATTCAAATAAATAAGGCGTAGCCCCGGCGGATAATTACCGCCGGGGCTATCCGAGTGCAACATGGGGTTAGGGGATACAGCTTTCAATGCGATCTATTCGGCGCTTGCCGATGCCCGTTGTAAAATCCGTATCGGGCGCGCGGTGGTTGCGAAAGCGTTATGCGCCGGTATCACGGTCAATCGCAAAAGCACCGACGAGGGGCAGTTTGGCTCCATTGATGCCAACGTGCGCTTGCTGGCCGCCGATGAACCCAACGGCGAAATAAAAAACGGCACGGTGATTGAAATATTACCCGACGGCAGGGATGAAAAAACAGGGTGGATCAAGGCCCGGGTCAGCGGGCGGATTTCGATTGGCGGCGCGACGCGGCTGATTTTGGAAGCCGAAAATGAATGACCAAGTATCTATTGAATGGCCCAAGCAGGATG